CCGCCGACGAAGAGCAGAGGCTTACCGCTTTGTTGTTCTAATAGTAAGCGCGAGCGAATTGCCTCTGCAAAATCTGCTTCGCTTTGGATATTGCCCTCGACATTGATGTTGATTGTCGTCATTGAGGCTTCCTCGCCCCGACGGAATGCAGCAGGATCAAAAGAAGATGAGATTCCAGGGCCATCAAAGAAGCCCATGTTGCGCAGTCTTGACTGTTCATCACCTAGAGTGCTTTGCACAAAGGGCGTGAGGGAATCTGTCAGAGTGTCGATGTGTTCCTTGAGCAAGAAACTAATTGCTGTGCCTTTGTCTGTCGTCTCCCTCAAAGAAGTTAGTGTGTCGATGTTTTCCTGAATCTTCTCTTTTGTTACAGGATCGGAGGCAGGATTGAATGGGTTTATCACGCTGCCTTGTGGCACAATCTTTGTTGCTGCAACGCTTGGAGCGCCTGCGACATTGAAGTTTGCACCTTTGAGGGCTGCAAGATAATTATTGAGCGCCTCAAGAGCTTTGCGCCACGATTCTGCTGTTGCATCCCCTGGACTTGCCCATGATTTGCCAAGCACGCTTTGCAGAGCGCTGCCATCTCGCACTTCTTTTGCATAATCAAGAACCCCTTGACGGCTCATGCCCCACTTTGCCATCAGCTCTTCGATTTCCTTGTCGTCAATCTTCTCGTCTTTTAGAGCGCGAGTGAAATCGACATACTTTTCAGCCTGCTCTTTTGTCAGACCCCATTTCATTAGAAGGTTGACAACGGCGGCATCGCTTACATCTGTGGTGTTGGCTGCATAGATGCGAGCGATATATTCGAGAACTTGCCCTGTCGTCACTCCCCACTTGTTAGCAAGAACTGCGACTTCTTCGCTTGAGATGACTTGATCTGAAAGGACAGTTAGCAAGTCGGCATAGCGTTGCGCATTTTCATTAACTAGCTTTTGCGCATCTAAGTTTTTTTGCAACGCTTCAATTTTGCGTTGCTCTTCAAGATTGTCTTGTTTTTTTAGATTGAGCAAAGCAGCTTGTAGAGCAATCGGGTCTTTTTCACTTGTTGCAACTACTTGAAACTTTTTGTCAAGTTTTGCCAAAACTTTCTTGGCTTTTTCTTCCAAAGCAGCAGCTTTTGCTGCTTTATTGCTAGCTGCTGTGTTTTTGCCTTGGGCTACTGTTAATTTGCCAAGGCCCTTAGTGTAATCATTAGCACCTAGTGTCAGGCTGTTAAACTTGAAATCTACTTTCTCAGAAGCATCCTCAGCAGTATCTCCAAATTTTTCTGCTGCTTTATTTACTCCAATTAGTGCAACTGCAAACGCGGCAGCGCCAGCGACAGCAGATGCGCCCCCTGTTGCAAGCGCCGTGGCAGCAGCCGCTTTAATGGAACCAGCCCTCAAAAGTTTCATCACATCAATTATTGACTTGATTGCACCCACAAAGACTGTGACCGCAGCAGCAACTTTTGCCCCTGCGAATGTGGCAATGAGAACTGCACCGAGGACTTTGAAGACCTTGATGTTTTGTGCGACAAAGTTGAAGGCATCAAAAAGACTTTTTGTGAAAGCTACGATGTATCCAATAGCATTCTCAAAAACGCGAGCTAATTTTTCACCATTGGCCTCAAGCCAAGCATCAATGGCAGGAATGACCTTTTCATTTATTAAGGTTACTAGTTTTTCTAAAATAGGAAGAAAGCGATTGCCAAGATTCTCTAGCACTTCTCCAAATCGCAGTTTCAGGATGTTAAGCTTGCCGGCAAAGGTGTTAGCATTTTCTTGAGCTGCGCCGCCGTATAAATCAGCAAGTTGTTTGGAGACTGCAACTAAATCACCACTCTTGATTGCACTTCTGTCAAGAGCAGGGAATAACCTACTAAGAGCAGTAAAATTGCCATTTTGTGCTTTGCTTAAAGCTGCTGTTATTGTTGAGAGACTCTTGCCCGATCCCGCAGCCACATCTAAAGACAGACCTAAAAGCGTTTGCGCTTGTTGTAAGTCACCGCTTGCAGTTGCCAAAGTCGCCAAGGCAGGTCGCAACTCATCGTCTGCCACACCTAGCTGATTTTGCAATGAGGTAATGAAATTCTCTGATGCTGCTATCGCCTCGTCGCTTGCGCCAACAGTATTTCGCAGCGCATTTGCAAGTAGCACTTGGCTCTTTTGATCTTCCATAGCTGCTTGGACTGCATCCTTGCCAATCTTAATTGCAAGCGCACCTGCTGCTGCTGTTGTAACTGCAAACGCTTTAGCTATCTTCTTTCCAGCATTTGCAAAATTCTTTTCTAGTTTCTTGACATCTTTGATGGCTTGCTTGGAGCCTTTGTCATTATAGACAAGAAGGATGCGTTCTAAAATTGTCATTTCTAACGCCCTCCCTTTGCAGGCTTATCTAGTTGCTCTTGGGCTTTTTTCTCAGCCTCTTTAATCGCCTCAAAGATAGCACCCTGCGCTTTTGACTTGTTGGCATCGACTGCTTTGATAAGTGCGCGACCCTTATCCTTACCCCGTTGTTGAGCAGTTGGCAGAACCCCATAATACTTGTTTAATGTCTCAATAAATTGCTGAGAAGCTATCGGATTGTCGGAGCGTGAGGCGCGAGTGCGAGAGCGACTTGCCTGACTGCCACGACCTGCGGTCTCAAAGATTGCACCGGCTGCATCTCTTTGGATAACACCATAAGAACTCTTAAATCCTTTGCCATCTTTTTGCGACTTTGCAGTCATTTTCTTGATGCCTGCTTTTGCTTTAGCAGCATCATAAATCTTGAACTGCCCACGAGAAAACCCTGCCTGCAAAGGCCCGACAAGGCCAGCATTCACAGGCGGCTTTGCCCAACCTGAAGGATGAATGTCGAAAGGTATCTCTGCTCTTGCCTGATTAACAATCACACTCAAAACTTTGCCAATTTTACGATCAAGAGACTTTTTCAAGTTAGGTTGAAATTTCTCTAAGGCTTGAACTGTTTTAGCAGCGCCCTCGAATGTAAAGTGGTAATTTGGTGAAATCATTTCCTACGCGACCTCGCACGCTCCTTGAGATAGATAAAGATTGCCTCTAGGACACCATCAGGGGCATCGAGTAGAGCATTTGGTGAAATTCCTGACTCCACAGAGAGAGCTGCTATTTGATAGGTCAGGCTGTCTCTGTGGATTCGGAAGAAGGGTCTGTTACCAAAGTGACTTCCTCAAGGGTATCAAGAAAGTCAGGGCCGAAGGGCTTAACAACCTTGCCCCCGTGTTTCATCGCAGACCAGGCAAGAAAATAGATGTGTTCTAGTTTCTGCTCTTCTGCAATCAATTTAGCCAAGCCCTTTTGGTATTTCTGCTCGAACTCGACGATCACTCTTGGTCGGAGTGCATAGGTTGAGTCCATGCCATCCGTCGTTCTAACACGAACTTTTAGTCCATCCATTTATTTCCCCCTAGTTATTAGCTTGTTGCTTTTGTTATGTCGCCCGAAATAGGCCATGTCACAGTCGCAGTCAAAAGATTGCCGACAGAACCTCCGATGGGGTTCCACTCTGCAACAACCGCGCTGAAAGTGTATTTGGGATTGCTTGTGCTTACTGCTGTGTTGACTGGTCTAATCTCGCAAGTGACTGCTGTGCCAAGAAGCGGATAAATCGTTGACTCAACCGAGCCTGATGCAAAGTCTTGATGAAACTCAAAACTCACAGAATTATCCGCAAGGGAAGCGACCCTGCGCCTTGATGTGTCTCCAAAAACAGTCGTCTCAATAAGCTCGAAAGTCGTGTTTAGAGAAACGCTTGCAATGTGATCGGAGAGGTCAACAGCACCGATCGCAACATAGGCATTATTTAAGACCAGTCTTGCCATATTAGCTTGTGGCTTTTGTGATTGCTCCGCTTACAGGCCAAGTCACACTTGCACTTGCTAATTCACCGACGGCTGCATTTAGTGGAGCCCATTCTGCAACAAGACATGTCATGCTGTAAAGAGGATTGGTCGTGCTTGTTGCAGCATTGACAGGCTTGACGGTGACAGCCGTAGTTGTGCCAATCAACGGATAAATTGTCTGCTCGACCTCATTTGTAGCGTAGTCTTGGTGGAACTCAAGGCTAATTGAGTTGTCAGTCAAGCCTGCAACGCGAGTGCGAGTGCCGGTAGTTGAGAATGCTGTTGTCTCAACAGAGTCAACAGTTGAATTGAGTGTAATCGATGCCACCATGTCACTTAGGTCAACTCCATTGACTGTGACTAGGGCATTTGTTAAAACGAGTCGTGCCATTATTTATCGGCTCCTTCTGATAGTGCTGATTTGATTGTTGTTTGCGTTGCTTGGATGTGACCGCCTGCGACAAGAATTTCAACGCTTGCGCCTGCATCTTCTATCTCTTTCAAAGTGATTGTGTCACCTTGTTTTTTTCCACAGACCGAACGGCCTGAGATGACTTTGTAAGCCATAAGGGTTTCTCCTATCCCCAAATCGTAAGTCTGTATCTGTATGAGAGGAATGTGACACCTTGCGAATCGTAGGTTCCAGCCTCGGCTCCTGTGACTCTCAGCGTGTTGACTGCTCCCGACAAAGTGCGATCACTTTCAAGCGCCGCTTTGATAGAACTCGCGCCCGACCCTGCAAGGT